TATTATATATTTCAGCGTTGTGCTTTTTTGTAATTCTATGTTCTGTGTAAAGTATAAAAATTCCAATTATTGCTATTATGACAAATAGTATTATTTCAATCATTTTCTAAAAGTTTTAATAATTGTTGACTTGTGTAAATTCTATCATCACCACTATAATTTTCATAGATACAAGTAAAGTTTTCATCTTCACCTTGATCCCAAGTCCAAAGGCTTTTCACATTCTTTTTGATATGAAACCTTAATACAGACTTAATTGATTTGTATTGTTTTTTTAGCTCGGCCATATTGCAATTAATTTATTCATTGTATTTTTTATATAATTTTTTTATTCCATCAAAGCAGGTTGATACGCAAGAACTACAATTAGTGCCAGTATCATAATTAGTGTTGTATATTGTATTATATGTTTCTATCATACGTTTTTTAGCTGCTACATTCTTTGCTCTACCTGTTTTTAAGTCTTTCCACATATCTAAGATCTCATCTATTATTTCTTGTGGTAAATCATCAGGGGCTGTGACTTCAGTAGTTTTATCCCAATACTTTTGAGGACAAGCCATAGGTGCTAGACGTGCCTTGATTTTCATAAAACATAAACACCTTTTGCATTGCCCTAACATTTTAGAATAATATATACAAGACTTACATATCTTTAAGCGTTCTTCATATATGTCATCAGGCACAAAAAACTTATTCATTTAATTTCTTTTTTAGTATTGTTCTAACTTTATCTATTGTAGTAAAAAGACTGTTACGACTTATGCTTGTTTTCTTAGCTAATGAATCAAGTGTGTTCCCTTCATAATAATACAATTCAAACACCTTTTTATCATACCAAGAAAACTCTTCTAAGGCTACATCAATTTCTTGTAGTTTTAGTAATTGAGTATTGTCTATTTTTTCAGTAGGCAAATTGTAAATATTTTTATGATTTGGAATATCAAAATCCATATTATAACTGCCAAAAGTTTTACTGTTAGAATAAGAACCACCATCAATATGCGTATAATACTTTTCATACTTGTAAAAAAAATTACTTCTTGTACTTGATAATGCCCTTCGTAATGCTACTGCTCCATACTTAGTAATTCCTTTTATTCCATCTTTGTCGTAAATTTTCTTTAAACTCTCTGGATTCATCTGGAGGAAATACAGCATAAGTTCCTGAACAGCGTTGTCAATTTTATTTTTATCTGTTGTAATTCCATAAGCCATTTCATTAAACTTATCTGAGAGCTTTGCTATTTCTTCATATATCTCAGTCATCTTCAGGTTCTATTCTATCAATCTTGTCTACAGTTTCTTGTAATAAATCATCAAGCACTACCTTGTAAGCCCTAATGACTGCTCTGTTTCCTTTAGTTTCTAAGGCTGCAAAATAACCATTCGTTGCAACTGATACGTTGATTGGTATTATCATTAGCCAATCAAAGAAGTTGTGTTCTTTTGTTCCTGATCCATATGAGTTATGGTACTCTAAAATAATATCAATGACTTCTAAATAGTTTTGGTATCTTGCCTTTGTGCTTGTTTCTTTTACAAACTCTTCACACATTAATAAATAAGTTTCTATTGCTTGTTGGTGTTCTTGGTTTGCATAAATCGTTTTCCGCATACGCAAACTTATCATAAAAGTTTACTCGATTCCTTTATCTTTTTTTAACTTTTCAACAAGGTCTTTGTAATAACTGATTTTATCCTCATAATCTAATCTAGTAAATTTGACTATTGACTTAGCTTGAGATTGTAGTTCTTCTGATTTTCCTTCACCATACTTTGTATCTAAATATAATGAAAATTTATACTGTTCACCCTGCTTAAACATATTGCATCCCACGCATTGTGGTTGGCAATTTTCTTCATCAAATCTTGTAGCTAGGAAACTTCTTGATTGAAAATGACCACATTGCATTCCTTTTTTATAGTATTTAACACAACCACAAGTGAAGCATTGTACAAGCCCTTCATCAGTTGCATCTCTAAGTCTTATAAAAAGACTGAACCATTTGTCTAGTTCTTTTTTAAGTTTACTTATTGACTTCATATTTTTTTAATCAAATTTGCAACCATTTTCCAATCCTCATCTGTGCTAATATCTTTATTTTTATATAATTCACGCAATGAATTCAAAGCATCATCTAACCTTTGTTTCTTTGTTTTATTAGAATTTTTTATATTTACAGGTAGTCTATCAGTTACATCCCACTCTATTGATGTTCTTCCTGTAATGCTACACTTTCTATTTTGAACTTCATAAATAACTCCCAGTTTTCTTAACTCAGTAAATCTTGTTGCTTCTTGTTTAATGACATTCATAGTTTCGTAAACCTCTCTAGTTGTAGAAGGTTTTCCCATAGCCAATAAAGATGAATAAACTTTAAACCTCATATTAGATAAAAGCCCTTCTTCTTTAATTTGATTGTAGCAGTCTATTGATGTTTGTCTTACTTTCATAATTTCTAGGTTTTTTTCTTCTGTTGTTTGGTATATAATGAGTTAGTTGATCAAATCCAAATTGCATTTTAAACGAACTACATTTATCTGGATCATAAAGTTTTTCTTTTGTCATTTTAATTTTCTTATTAGCCACATTACAATGGCTGTTACTATTACCCACCCTATCATTTGAGTAGCTTTATTGGTTCTTGATAATATGGTACATTCTTTTGTTTTAAAGTTTCTACTTGATAAGTGGCATCATCTATTACTTTCTTATGAGCATAAGTCCACTTGTAAAAAGTTCTTATATTTAAAAATGGTTCATCTTTTCCAAATCTTACACCTAATCTAAAAGCATCTTGTATTTGATTAAATGTCATTTTACCAAAGCGTTTCTCTTGTATTAAGTCCTGAGCAAATATCTTACTTAAACTAGCTATGGTTTTCCCATCTGTATTATGACCTATTTCTACTTTTGTTGTGGTCAATAAATCGTAAACCTTTTCGGTAAGTTCTTTTAAGTTTTCTTGTTTTAATGGTTTCATAAGTATTCTTTTCCTTTTAAGTATTCATTTAATTGAGCATCAATCTTACTCATTGTTTTTGGTTTCTTTTTATCACCTCGTTCCCAATTTCTAACTGCTGACTTCCAACACTTCATTTTTGATTTTCCTACAAACCAATCTTTACTTTCATAGAAATCCCAAAAGGCTTCAGGTTCTATATTATTTTTACGTTCTAAACAATAACTTTGAACTTCTTGAATTGTTGGCTTTTTAAAATATTTATTAATTATTTTTATTTCTTTATTCTTATTAATAGTTATTGAATTTTTAAAGGACAAGTTCTTTAAAATTTGCAGGACTTGTTCTTGATTTATTTTAAAGTATTGTTTAGCAGGTATTCCTTTACGCTTAACTTCAATGAGTTGGTGGTTTTTAAGCGTTCTAATACACTTTCTTTGGTGGTAAGGGTTAAGGGTGGTATCTTGCTCTATATTAGCTTCAGTATTAAAAAACCAACCATCAGTCATTCCTTTAGCTATAAAGTATTCTTCTTTTGAAATTAGGTCAGCAAGTAGAATTGCTTCTTTTAATCCTACTTGCCTTGCTAATTCTTTATTCAATACAATAAAAGCTGTACTACTTAAAAGGTGCTTCATATAATCTTAATGGTATAATGGTAATTTTTTAAGGCAAATTTAATATTTTCTAATTGATTACTAAAATCAAAATAAGAAGTTATTATTATACATTTAACTTGACCACTTTTTACTTCTAATAATACTTCAGAATGTTTATGCATTTTAGATTGTTTAACTCCATTTTTAAGCAAATAGTTCTTCATATAATCACTATCTAAAAACATATCTTTATCTCCTTGTATATTTTTATATGCTTTATAAACTTTATTAAAAGTGTTTCTGTAAATTTCACAGTTGGCATAGTTTTTTTTATGTCCGTGTTCAAAGTGCCAAACTAAAGCTCTATCTTTATTTAACACCTTAGCTATAATTTTTGCTGATATATCTTCTTCAGTTTTACCTATATAACCTGCTACTGAACGTGCAGCCTGTAATGGTCTTTTCCTAGTTTTTAAAGATAAAGAGCCTTCAGGCAAATTCATAACCTTTGTAGTAAGGTCGCATATATTTTTAAAATTAAGTTCTTCTACCATTAGAATGGCATTTCCTCATCGCTAGTAACAAAATTGTTACCTACTGTTTCTTCTCCCATCTTAGCTATAAACCAACCATCAATATTATGGTAGTATTTACCCTTAAATTCTCTTGATGATAAGTTGATTGAAACACTAACCTCTGAACCTTCTTGTATATCTCTAAGATTTTTAACCTTATCACCAAAGAAGCTAACTACTACTTCTTTATTATATTCTGTTCCTGATTGTTCAATTAAGATTGATTGTTTTTCCCAAGCCTTTCCTGACTTAGCTGTTCCTGTTTCTCTGTGTAATTTTTTTACTAATTTTCCTGTAATTTTCATTTTATTATTATTTTAATTATTAAAAAAAGGAAGAGGAGTGCTACCACTTTTCG